GCGGCGAGGTCGACGGCATCAACAGCTTCGCCGACCAGATCCGCGCCGGCGCCATCCGCAAGCCGGTGGCCGCTTTCGTTGACGGCCTGGGCGCATCCGCGGCTTACTGGCTGGCCTCGGCCACCCGCGAGATCGCGGCCGATGAGTCTTCCCAGGTTGGCTCGATCGGCGTGGTGGCCACCCAGACCGATCGCTCCCAGGCGCAGGAGCGGCAGGGCATCCGCACCTACAAGATTGTGTCCAGCCAGTCGCCGCGCAAACAACCCACCGCCGCTACCGAAGCCGGGCGCCAGCAGCTGCAGGAGATGGTCGATGGCATGGCCGAATTGTTTATCTCGAAAGTGGCGCAATACCGCGGCGTCGAAAGCGATCAGGTGGTCAATGACTTCGGCCAGGGCGGCGTGATGATGGCGCCTGCGGCTTACCAGGCCGGCATGGTCGACCGCGTGGTTTCCTTCGAGCCGTTTCTGAGGGTTTTCGAAGCGCCACCGGCGCGCGTGTTTATTCCGGCGGCAGCCGCCGCCCAGCTAAAGGAGGTCCCTATGGCCACTCAATTACCGGCGCTTCCGGCGGCACCGCCCGCTGCGCCTAACCTACCTATGTCGTATACCTTGATAAGCCAAGGTACAGAAACAGTCTCGACGGCCGCGCCACCACCCTCTGAGACCGCGGCCGCCGTCGTGCCGCCGCTTTCGACCACCGAAGCGGTGGCTCGCGAACGCGAACGGATTCGCGCCATTCTCACTAGTCCCGAAGCTCAAGGGCGTGAAGAACTGGCGCGGACCCTCGCGTTCGATACCGAGCACGATGCCGTCTTGGCGCGCAAACTGCTCGCCGCTGCGCCCATTGCAACCGCTCCCGCTGCTATGAGCGCTTTCGAGCGCGAAATGGCGCGGCTCAAAAACCCCGTCGTCGGCTCGGGTATGGGCGATGCGGAAGACACGCCGGCGGCCGAGGCCGCGCGGGTCCTGCGCTTTGCGAAGAAGGCCGTTTAAACCGAATTCAAAAGGAGAAATGAAATATGCCAGCTAATCCTATCGGCCAGGCGAGCTATTCGAGCCTCGCCTACACCTATTACCCGCTGCTCTCGGATGGCGACGATGTCGTCAGCCGCTCGGGCACCATCGCATCCGGCCTGGGTGTGTTTTACAGAGGCACTATCGTCAAGTGCGATCCGGCTACCGGCGCCATCACCGTGCCAGCAGTTGTGGCCGACTGCAACGCCATTCTCGCCAACGATTACGATGCGACCTCTTCAACCGTCGGAGCCAACGTCTATTTGACCGGCAAATTTAAAGCCGACGCCCTGGTATGGCCGGGAGTGCTTTCGCATGCTCTGGTCTCCGATCAGTTGCGCGACTACGGCATGTACGTCGAGAGCGTGATTTTTACCGATGGCACCACGTCCAAGAGCGTACCCACCGAAGCCGAGGCTCTGCAGGCCAGAAAACAGGTGGAGGAAAACCGCGCGGCCGCCAAAAAAGCCGCCGAAGAAGCGGCCAAGGAAGCCAAAATCGAAGCCAAGATCGCCGAACCGCCGCCCTCGGATAGTCCCTGGGATTATCTGACGCCCGATGAACGGACGCTCCATCCCGAACTGGCCAATCCGCCGGCCGAGACCAAGGAAGCCGCGGCAAACGATGCGGGCAAGACCGAAGCGCCGGTGAAAGAGCCGCATAAAGGCGAACAGCACTCGCCCAGACGATAACCCTTTCCGGGGAATTTAAAGGGCGCGACCCGGCGACTTCGCGCTCTTTTGAAGAACCGGGACAACACCGAAATAAGGAGATGTGAATCATGGCTGATTTATTTTCGACCGATGTACTGACCACGGTTGTCGCCAGCTTGTTCGGGGTGCCGCAGTTTTTGATTGACCGCTATTTCCCGATCACGCAGACCGAAGCCGTCGAACAGATCCACTTTGACACCATCCCGGGCAAGCGGCGCATTGCGCCCTTTGTCTCGCCGCTGGTGGAAGGCCAGATCATCGAGAACCTGGGATACAGCACCTCGACGATCACGCCGGCCTATATCAAAGACAAGCGCGTATTCGACATGAACCGGCCGCTCAAGCGCGCACCCGGAGAGCAGATCGCCGGCACCATGACGCCCATGGACCGCCAGCGGGCCTTGCTCGCCACCAGCCTGCAGGACCAGCTCGACATGCTGCGGCGCCGGCAGGAAGTGATGGCGGGCGAAATTCTGACTACCGGCAAATCGACCATTACGGGCGACAAGTATCCGACCCAGGTGCTCGACTTCGGCCGCGCCGCCGGCAACACCATCACCGCCGCCACGCTGTGGAGCGTTTCGACTTCGACGCCGCTCAATGATCTGCAGGACTGGTCCCAGATCGTGCTGCAGCAGACCGGCGCCAATCTGATGGACGTCATCATGACCGTGGATGTCTGGAAGGCGTTCAAGGGCAATTCGAGCGTCCAGCAGTACCTCAATCTATGGCGCACTTGGACCGCGCCGCCATCGCTCTCGGGCCCCGCTCAGATAACCGAAGGTGGTGTCGCGATGGGCGAAATCGCCGGCTTCAATGTCTTTGTTTACAGCGGCTGGTACGTCGATCCGGTCAGTGGTACCGAGACGCCGATCCTGCCGGCCGGTACCTGCATTCTGACCGGCGGCCAGATCGAAGGCGTCAAGGCTTATGGCGCCATCCGCGACGAGACCGCGGGTCTGCAAGCCGTGCCTTACTACGTCAAGTCCTGGGTCGAGGAAGATCCCAGCGTGCGCTTTGTCATGCTGCAATCCGCCCCGGTCCTGTTTCCGCAACGGCCTAACGCTTCATTCAAGGCCAAGGTCCTCTAAGCGGCCCGATAGTCGCCTGTCGCTGGAGCCATGGTTCCCCGCGTCCGACCGGCGCGGGGAGCCGGAAGGGGGTAAAAATGGCCACTACCTTCGCCACCGCGCATGTCCCGCTGTTATGGACGGCCTTGCTCCAGGAATTCGGCTCGACGGTGACCTATGCGCCGCAGAACGCCAGCCCGCCCTTTTCTCTCAACGTGGTCTGGAAAGACGGCGCCGAAGGCGAAGACGTGTGGCCGGGCAGTTATTCGGTGGCGTGGGTCGAAGACGCCGATATTCCGGCGGGGCCGCTTCCCGGCGACGAACTCACCGGCAGCGACGGGACGCTCTATCAGGTCGATAACGTGCAAGTCACGCCCTATGGCTATGCCCGGCTGGTACTCAAGGAGCAAAAGTAATGCCCTCGAGTTTCGGCGCGGCGCTCTCTTCTTACCGCTCGCAATTTAAAATCAGCGTCAAGAATTCGGGGCGCCTCAAAGCGCCCAAACTCGACAATGGCCAGTTCACCAAGATCGGCCAGGCCATGGTCGCGGCGCAGCTCGAGCGCTGGTCCAAAGGCATCAACGCCAATGGCGCGCCGGCCAAACCGCTCAGCCCGAAATATGCCGCTATGAAGCGGATCTATACCCGCAACGAGCACCCTATTCGGGACAACAAGATGACCGGCGCGCTGGTGAAGAATTTTCAGCTGCGCAAGGCCATGGACGGCGTCATCCGCGCCGAACCCACGCAGCGGCTCACGCGGACGCAGGCGCAGCGCGCCGAGCAGTACGAAGAAATGATCGGTTTGGCGCCCTCGGATCAGGTCACTACTTACCGCGCCATTATCGAGCAGTACAGCCGCTATCCCGACAAGGCCTGGGAGCCGGTCAAGAATGATTGATCTGATCCAGTTGACGGGTTCCTTCGTGAGCACGCTGCAGGCGATCCCGGAACTGGTGGCGGTCTTGAGCAACCAGGATCCCAACCGCATCGTGGGCTATATCGACGAGAATCCCAAGCGCAATTCGGTGCCCAAGGCGCTCTATGATTCGCCGCCCGGATCGATTCTTATCGTATGGACCGAAACGGTCTGGAATCCCAACGAGCGCGATACGGCACCCTGGCTGCACCGCTATGAGGTCGTTTGCCGCGCCGCCAAAGGCGCGAGTCCTATGGACATGGTGCGGCTGCTGGTCAATGGGACGCCCGTCCCGGGCGATGGGCAGCGCTGGCTGCGCTGCGGAATCATGGCCGGAATTTTGCCGGCCTCGGTGCTCTCGATCTCGCGCCCGGCCGATCAGGAAACCATCGATTATCTGGTGTTACAAACCGAATTTGCAGAATCAGGAGATGCATAAGCCATGGCCAGTTGTCCCGCCAATGTACGTGAAACCAAGATCGCATTCGGCAAAAAGCCGCAGACCGATCTCGTAACCATCAACCTCGACACCGATCTGTGGAGCTTGACGAAAACCAACACGGCGCTCATGGAGGTCACCCTTTCGACCGAAACCGACGCGCTGGATATCGGCAAGGGCGACGAGTTTGCGACACAGGTGTTTAAGACCAGCGCATCCACGGCGGTGCCTCTGGAGAAGTATTCGACCTCCGAGTTTGCGGCCTGGTTATTCTGTTTCGGACTCGGCCACGCCACCAAAACCGTAGCGGGCACCGGTTTCACATACGCCGCGATCCCGCAGGATCCCAGCACGCAATGTATAGCTCTACCCTCCTTCACCTATGTTGAGCAGATCCGGACGGGCGCGAATGCCGTCATCGACCGGGCCGGCCTGGGCATGGTGGTCAATGATTTCACCCTCGCGATGGCGTCTGGCCCAGGCCGCGCCAATTGCCGGCTCACTGCCAACTTCATCGGTACCGGACAGGTAGCCAATCCTTCCGGTAAAGTCATCCCCGCGCTTACCCCGGAGCACCTGCTCAATGCCAACGGCACCACGGTACTGACCATCAACGGCATCGATTATCACCTCAGCGGAGACTTTAATTCGCTCGAATTCCGCTGGAACAACAATGTCCGGACGGACTCGGGATATTATCCCGGCTCGGGCACCTATAACGGCTTCGGGATTCGCGGCCGCATGGAATTCGGGACGCGCGAGACCTCGCTCAACTTTGTGGCGCGCGCGGAAAAGGGGTCGCCCGAGTTCAATAATCTGCTCAGTTTGACCGAAGGCACCACCACCATCACCATTCAGGGCGCACTCATCGCCACCACCTTCTATCACACGATCAACCTGAGTTTTCCGCGGACCATCCTTACTTCGCACGTGGTTGGGGACGACAACGGCATCGTCACCGTCAATTGCGGCGTGGGTATTTTGAAGCCGACCGATGGCGTAACGCCGCTGTGCACGCTGAGTTCGACCACCACCACCGACGCTATTTTCGGCTTGTAATTTCTGAACTTCAGTTAAAAGGCGACTATCATGTCTGAAACCACCCCTCCCAAACCGGCGCCGTTCGACGTTCAGCGCGAATTCGAGCTGGACGTCCGCAGCCCGGAAGGCCTTCCCGTTCTTACGCTGGTGCGCTGGCCGAGCGATCAGGAATGGAGCCAACGCATCCGCGCCATCAAGCACATCCAGACCGATCTCGGCCGCGGCATAAAGCAATTCCGCACGCTGCACAATAGCGAGGCGGACTTCAACATTTACGAGAAAATTAAGCTCAATGGCGCGCCCGCGATCGAGCCCGAAGAAGCCACCCGGCTATTGGACATCATGGCCAAGTGCGACGTGCGCGATGTCAGCTTCGTCGGTGCCGGCGCCGTGGTCACGCTCGCCGTATTAGGTGGCACGGTCAAGCACACCGTCCAGAGAGTCCCGAGCGCCAAACAGCAGCGCTTGTTGACCGAAGGCGCCTCCTCCATTCACCAGCTGCCCAACAGCCAGACCCAGTACCGGATGTCGCTTGAGATCCCGGCCCAGATCTGGGCTGACTGCGGCGGCGCGGGCGAAGGCTATGAAAACGGCATCGTGCCCAACATCCACAAGGACAGCGCGATCCGGGCGGTGTATCACAAACTGGACCAGGAAATTACGGCCCGCATCGATGAATCGAGCGACGATTTTTAGCCCGCGGCGAGTGGCCCGACGAGCCTTCGCCACGCTTCATTCTGTATCGTCTGCTGCGGCGCGATTCGCTGTGTCCGCAGCCGCACAACTGCCCCGACGCGCCGCCGGTAGAGCACTCAGAAATGAAGCCGCTCAGCTGTCTCGAATGCCCGCTGGTATTGCTGGACAACTATCTGTGGTCGCCCGAAGGCAAGCGCCTGGAGCGCGCCTTAGATGTGGATTTTGCTTTGCGCTCCGGTTTCACGGTGACGCTCGATGAAGTCAATTATTGGGAATTTACCGTGCTGAAGATTCTAGCCGAAGAGCGCGGCCGGCTGGAGCGCGATCAGATCGAGGAAGCGCGCAGGAAGCATGGCCGCTAACCGGGTTTACATCCAGGTCGACGTCGGCTCGGCGGACGCCGAGAAGAATATCGCCAACCTGAATAAGGGCATCAAGGGTCTGGGTGACACCTCCAAAAAGGCCGGCGAGGAAGGCGCGGCCGGCATCGGCAAAGTCAGCATTGCCATCGAGCAGTCGAGCAAAGCCATGGAGAAGATGGCCCGCGCGCTCGAAGGTCTGGCCATCGCCGAATTAGGCAAAAAAATGCTCGAGGCCGCCGAGCAGGTCAAGCGCATGGACCGCGCCTTTACCGGAATGCTGGGATCGGCCGAGGCCGCCGCGAAGATGATGGAGCAGATCCGGGCGGTGGCCAAAGGCGGCCTGTTTTCCGAGCAGGATCTGGATCGGGCCGGCCGGGCGCTGCTCAACATGGGTCTGGCCGCCGGCCGCGTGCCCGGCGCTCTGCAGGCCATTTCGGATCATCTCGCCAAATTCGGCGGCACGCCCGAAGATATCGACACCATCACCGAGGCGCTGGCCCGCATGCGCGAAATGGGCGCGCTCGATGTCAAGGAATTCAAGCAACTGAGCCAGCTGGGCGTGGATGTAGTGGGCGCGCTCAATCGCGCCGGGTGGCGCGGCTCTCGCGAGCAGATCGTGCAGGCGATGCGGGAGCAACGCATCTCGGGGGCCTTCGCCTCTACCGCCATATTGGACGAGATGGCGCGAGCCCGCGGCGCCGGCGCGGCCGCGCGCAAAGATGAAGCCACGGCTGCGCTCAAGGATCTCAATGACAATTTCCGCAAGCTGAGCGTCACCATCGCCGAGATTTTGAATCCGCCCTTGAGCGCATTGATCAATATGGCCAGCGATGCCGTGAACTGGTTCAGGCAGCTGCCCAATCCCATAAAAGAAACGGCCACCGCCTTAGGTCTGATAGCCGCGGCCCTTGTCAGTATCAATACCGCCTGGAGTCTCGTGGGCGGTGCAAAGATCGCCGAATGGATAGGCGGAATGGCGGCCGCAAGAGGTGCCGCTGGTGTCGCGGCGGCGGCTGCCGGCGAAGGTGCGGTGGCCGGCGGCGCCGCGGCAGGTGGTGCGGCGGTTGCCGCCGGATTAGGCGGCTTAAGCATTACTCTTCTGGCCGGCATCGCCATAGCGGTGGCCGCAGCAGCCGGCTGGGGTATTTCCAAAGGCATCGCTTCGGATATGTTTCAGGACTGGCTGACCAGCCATCCCGGGGCCATGGGCGCGGCGGCGGCTATCCAAGGGGTTACGGGCGTACCAATTCTCAAGGGCGGATTTGTGGGGCCCCACGCAACGCCCGAACAACTCGAGAAAGCCGCGACCGACACCCAGCAGCGCCTGGCAGCCGAGGATTCGCAGCGCAAGAAGGAGCTGGCAGAGAAAGTAAACCAGGACGAAAAAGCCATCGACGCCTCCCGGCAACGCCTGGCCGCAGCGCGTGCGGCCGAAGTCGAAGGCCTGGCGGCCATCGAGATCAAATTCCGCCAGATCATGTACGAAGACCGCGGCATCGGCGCGGCTCTCGCCAACGACCGCCTGGCCAAGCAGATCGAGATCGAGCGCGAAATGTACAAGTACTCGAAGCAAACCGATGCTATGCGGGAGGAGAACCAGAAAGCCGCGCTCGAAGACGAGGTGCGCGCCTACAATCAGGCCGCGCAGCGGGAAGCGCAGATCGCCGGATTCGTGATTCAGGATACGGCCGATAAACGCGCCGAGGTTTTGAGCCGCCAGGTCGAGATCGAAATCGGTTATGCCGAGCAAATACGAACCAAAAACCTCGAAATCGCCGAGCTGACTCACAAGAAGGCCATCGATGACCTGGAGGACGAAAAGCGCCGGCAACTGAGCGCCCTCGAAACCACCAAGGGCATGACCGCCGAGCAGGTAAAGAGCACTATCGAACGACGGCAACAGGTCATGGACCAGACCGATGCGCGGGAAAAAGTCGCCGATGAAAAGATGGCCCAGAACCGGGTGCAGGTCAACCGCGACGCCGACGATGAGATCGCCAAGCACCGCCGCGATATGTACCAGCAGCTCATGGATCAGGCCACGCGCGACGCCGAGCAGACGCGCGAGATCACCCGCCAGACCACCATCAGCCACATGGAGCGCGTGGCCGCCACGGGCCGGCTGCAGTTTGAGACCGGCTTCGAGGTGACACCCCAGGAAAAGATCGGCGCGATACAGGCCGCCGCGGCATACGATATGCAGCAAGCCGAGGCGATCGCGCAGCAGAAACAGGTTTATATGGCCGAAGATCTGCAACGCCAGCTCGAGGCGATCGATACACTTGGTGCGGCAGCGAAGGCTTCGCAAGCTGATATCAATCTGGCCAAGGACAAAGCGCGTGCCTTGGACGCGGCCTCGGAGCTGCAACTGACTGGCGAGTTGGCCGACGAAGAGAAGCGCATTCGCATTGAGACCAACCGCGATGCTAACCGGATCATCGTCGAAGAGCAGCGCGAGATCTTCAGCAAATTCGAGAATGCGGTAGGCCAGATCTTCGATGCCATGTTTGATCGCTCGAAGAGCTTCTGGCGAAGCATCGGGGACATGGCGCTCAAGGCCGGCAAGGATCTGCTCAAAACGGCCATCGTGCCGACGATCTCGGCCAGCCTGATGACCGCCGCGGGCATGCCGGTCGAGCTGGCGCCCCACGGCGACTACGGCACCACGGGACTGGGTCATTTCCTGGGCCAGCTGGTGCGGCACCCCGTATTCGGCTCGAGCAATATGGAGTCGGCGGATCTCTGGCGCCTGCGCTTGACCGGCAACGGCTCGGTGCCGGTCGTGATCACCGGCCAGACCTCGCCGGCCAAAGCGGAGGTCAAATCGGATCAAAAGATCACCATCCGCCACGAGGCCGCTGGGGGTGCTGCCGGCGCGGGCGGCGGCGGATGGAATCTACCGTTTTTGCCGGGCTTGTCGCCGATGATGCCGCTATCGGCGACACCATCTGAAGTGCAGCAAGCCGCAAGGATCACTACAACATTTACAGGCGACACCGGTGTTTTCGGCCAGCAGGTGGCGAATTTGCCGGGTTATACCGCAGGCGGCGGTGGTGGCGCGGGATTGGGAGGAATACTCTCCTCGCTTGGCGGTGGCGGCGCGGCTGGCGGTGCGGCCGGCGGCGCGGGATTGGGCCAATTGGGCACTCTGGCGAGCCTAGCCAATATGCCGCTGATCCCACAGAATGCGCCGCAGATGATGCAGATGATCGGTAAGCTGTCATCGCTCAAGGGACTGGGCGGCGGTTTAAGCGGCCTTGGAACCAGTCTGGCCGGTTTAATTGGCCCCGCTGCTTTGGTGGGCGGAATCGCAGGAGTAAAGGGCGGATTCGATCTAGGGCAATGGGCGCAACGCCAGACTGGCGCACGCAAAGCTCTGGGCGCTGCCGGGGCGGTCGGATTGGGCGCACTCTCGGGTGTTGTCGGCATGCTCGGATTGGCCACTATGTTTCCAGAATTGCTGATCCCATTCTTGGCCGCCGGTCCCATTGGCTGGATCGCCGCCGCTGGTGTGGGAGCCGCTATCGCTCTCATTGGCCTGATGAAGAAATCCGATACACAGCATGCCCGCGATCTCATCAAGCAGATGTATGGGATCGACATCCGCAATCAACAAGTGCTGGCTCAAGTGGTCGCCATCGCCAAGCAGAAGTATGGCGGCGCCATCTCGTTGGCGGTGGCCTCGCCTGAGGTCCAGCAACTGGTGAATTTATACGCCGCGACGCAGGGCATGGGACCGGTCGGCCCGCGGCCGATGTATCCGGCTACTTTTGCCCAGTCGGCGGCCGGCCTGCAGCTGCAGCCTACCTATTCGAACGGCCAGCTGGTGGCGAGTCCTTATTCCGGCACCACCACGCAGCAATGGGCCACGGCAGGCATGCTTCAGAGCGCCCAATCCCAGAATCTTCTCATCCAGCTCGATCCCCGCGCTGCTTCGCAACTGTTCAGTGGTCAGGTGGTCAATGTGATCAACAGCAACCCCACGGCGGTCGGCAACGCCAACACCTCGTCGATTGTCTCGGGCAGCAACCGCAGCTCTCAGCTGGGCGGATTGCTCGAGCCCGGGACGGTATATGCGTGATGCCCAACAACGTCCAGGCGGCCAATCCCACCGATGTGATGCCGCGCCTATTGTGCGTGGCCTTCAACGAGCAGCTGCGCTATGAATCGCTCGTCAACCAGGATTATGCCGACGGCTCGAGCGATCGCGCGCCGCTGGTAACGGTCGAGCGCAGTTTCTTTCGCATCAATTCGAGGGTGGGGGCCGACTGGAAAGCGCTGCGGGATTTCTATATCGCGCATGTGGGCCAAGCCTTTTACTTCTATTTCCTGCGCGAAACCGTGCCGCCTTATTCCTACGACGCCACCGGTGCCGCCACCATCGGCCGCTACATAGTCGTGTTCGACAGCGGCTTGAGCGAAACCTACGGGCCCGGCGCGGTGCGCACCGATACCACCACCAATCCAACTCACGCCGTCGGAAGGGCCCAGATCGCATTCCAGCTTCGGGAGGTCGAATGAAAATCCTGCATATACCGGATGTCGCGGGCAATAACACTGTGAAGAGTTTGGCCAGCATGTTCGCTACGGCAGGCGTCGCGCTGCCGCCGGGAAATAAAGCCAAATGGATTCGGCTTACCGAGATCTCGGCGGGCACGACGACTACTCGAGTGGGAGGCTCCAATGTCTCTACCACTAATGGAATGACGCTCAACCCGACCGCCGATGGCCTCTATTTACCGCAGGTGCCCGGCTATGACAGCGACGCGCTCTACGATCTGGATGAGATTTATATCTATCACGCTACGGGCGACACGGTTTCCATAGCAGTGGGGGTATGGAATTTTTAGGTTATGGCGGATTCGATCGGCGGCATCACTGTCACGGTCCCGCCCGTCATTGCCGCCTTTCCCATCAGTGTGGATTTTGGCGGCGGCCTCGACTATATGCCGGATGTGGTGACGCACGTATTCGATGCGCCAGATCTGAAGACCGAGCAGCGCTTCGTGATGGGACCGGGGACACGCCGACTGCGGGTGCGCCGCGATCACATGAATAAAGACGAGTACAGTCTGCTTAAGAATCACTGGATTCAGGCGCAGGGGCAATATGCATCCTTTCCCATCGCGGTGCTCGGGCCCACTGGGATGGAGACCTGGAATTGCCGCTATGAAAACCCGAATATCAGTTTTGACCAGATGGCCGGCATGCTCACCGGCGATCCCGGCCTTACGCTGCTAGTGCTCCCGGATACGCCGCTGACTTACACATCAGTCGGTTCAGCGGTGCGTTTCCCGGTTTCGAGCACCCAATTCACCGCGCAGACGCAACACATTTATCCGCTGGTGACCATCCAGGACCAGGCGCGCAAATCGGATGGCACGCTCAAGAACCCGCCCAATTATTTCTCGAACCAGCGCGTCACTATCGACAACATCACGTACCTGCCGCGCCTGCTCACTTGGAGCGGCATCACCCAGACCATCTCGGAAGCCTCGGACTCGGCCAGCTTCACCTTCGGCAATGCCGACGACATTTTCATGCAGTGGGGCAATCAGACCGATCTCTACCGCGCCGTGGTGCAGTTCTCGATCTATCACGCCGAATCGGGCTATATGGTCTACATCTGGGGCGGCTATGCGCGGCCGTG